CTATCTGAAGGTGAAATAGTAGGATTACTAAGTGCTCAAAAGTCTATTTATCTGAATGAAACTCCATTGCAGGACTCTGCAGGTAATAGCAATTTTGATGATGTAGCCTACTCTACTAGAGAAGGTACAAACTCTCAGGCATACATACCCGGGTTTGTAGGAACAGAAAATGCAGTGAGCGTCGGCGTTATAGTAACTAAGGATGCCCCTGGAGCCATAATTAGAACATTTTCTTCTACTACAGTAGATGCAGTAAGAGTTATAATAAATACTCCGGCCCTTTTAGACGGGGATAACGATAAGGGAGACTTACACGGTTCTACTGTATCATTCAAAATTTATTTAGAAAAAGATAATAATGGTTCTTGGTATTTAGCAAAGACCGATTCTTTTACAGGAAAGACATCAGCAAAATACGAGAGGCAGTTTAGATTAGATATACCGTCGGCTTGGAAGTCTTCGGGCTTTACTACTATAGCTATTAAAGTAGAGAGAACTAGTGATGACGCTACTTCTACAAAAGTACAAAATGAAATATATTTTGCTTCTTATACTAAAGTTATAGATAACAAATTAAGGTATCCTAATAGCGCTATAATAGCTACACAAGTGGACGCTAGACAATTTACTGCAATTCCTACTCGAGCATATGAGATAAAAGGAGTAAAAATAAAAGTTCCTAGTAACTATACTCCATATGACCCAGGTCATTGCTCTCTATCGGGATATAGACGCCAAGACAGATGTACGCAAGCGGGAGGCACTTGGACAGGAACCTCGCCTGGAGATACTTTGTACACAGGCTCGTGGAACGGAACATTCGATACTGAATGGACTTGTAATCCTGCTTGGATTCTATATGACTTATGTACGGATGAAAGATACGGATTAGGTAAATGGCTTTCTGCTAATCAGATGGATAAGTGGTCTTTATATGAAATTGGAAAGTATTGTGATGCCGTAGATAACTCCGGAAATTTTACTGGAGTTGATGATGGATGGGGGAATAAGGAAGCACGCTTTGCTTGTAATTTATACTTACAAGGAAGAGAGGAAGCTTTCAAAGTACTAAACGATATAGCCTCAGCTTTTAGAGGTATGATATATTGGCAACAAGGACAAATTAGTTCTGTACAAGATGCACCTAAAGATCCAGTAATGAACTTTTCAGATGCTAATGTAATTGATGGAACATTCACTTATGAGGGAACTTCTAGAAAACAGAGACATAATGTTGCTCATGTACAATGGAACAACCCAGAAGACTTTTATAGACAAAATGTAGAGTATGTAGAGGATGCCCCAGGCATAGTTAATGCTAATAACCAAATTTTTGCTACTAGTGTAGTTGCAGTAGGTTGTACTTCACAAGGACAAGCTCGTAGAGTTGGCAAATGGATTTTATATACTGAAAGGTATGAAACTGAGACTGTAACCTTTTCAACAGGTATGGAAGGTGCTGTAGTTAGGCCAGGAGATCTAATTAAGGTAGCAGACTCCCATAAAGCGGGTGTCAGATATGGAGGTAGAATTGCGGCAGGAAGTACAACTACTACTGTTAAATTAGACGCTGCGACTTCTGTTACTGCAGGTAAAACGTATAAGTTATCTCTGATTAATACAGAAGAGGCTTGTATACAGTCTGGAGTTAAACAAGCTCAGACTACTCAAGAGACTTGTTTAAATGCAAACGTAGATAATGAATGGAAACCTTATGTATGGGTGGAAACAAAAGATGTTACTACCATAGGTACTACAGAATCAGTTTCAGAGATAACCGTAACTTCTGCATTTGAAAATACCCCTACTACTAATTATATGTGGATATTAGAGGAAATAGGAACGGTAGAGGCCGCAGATTTCAGAGTTCTAATGACTAGAGAATCTGGGCCTAATATAGTTGAAATTTCAGCATTGAAGTACCATGAAGCCAAGTATGGATTGATAGAAGAAAATATAGCGTTCTCTTCTAAATCTACTAGTAGTTTACCTAACCCTAGTGATCCGATACCTTCCCCATCTAACTTAACTATTAGCGAGGAATTGTACGTTGATTCAATGGGTAATGTTAAAAATAGAGCAGAATTTTCGTGGGATGCCCCTAAAACTGCGGGCACTGCAACCACTTATCCATATATTGCATCATATTATGTTGAATGGAGAAGAAAAACTCCTGCAATTACAAACTGGACTTCAATGGGGGAAACCTCCGCGCAAAGTATTATTATTGATGATGCTCCAGCAGGTACGCTAGAGTTTCGAGTTAAAACAAGGAGAATTTTCTAATGATATATTCACCCTATGTCAGTTTAGAAGCTGAAGTATACGGAAAATTATACGCTCCAAATGATGTAACTAATTTTAATATGGTTGCACAAGGAGATAAAGCCTATTTAACCTGGACAGCTGTAGCAGACTTAGATGTGTTAACTGGGGGGTCATATTGGATTCGTCATACTAGTAAAATTAGTGGAGTAACTTGGGCGGGGTCTACTGATGTTACTAAAACTGTGCCGGGTAATATGGACAACTATTTAGCACCCTTATTATCGGGATCGTACTTAATAAAGGCACTAGATTCATCTGGTAATGAGTCTCAAAACACTGCATTTATACAATCTAATACTGCAGATATTTTAGCTCTTAATGTAGTACACACATCTAACCAACATACGTTATTTGGGTCTAATACTGCGGACAAAGGAGTCAATGATTCTAGAAATTCTAATATATTCTACGACTCTAGTGATAATACTATTGAGCTAGCCTCAGCTAGTTTAGGTACTGGTACACATGATGCTTACTATGCTACAGGTACAGGGTTTATTACAGAGGATTGGTGTGACTCTGCAGCTGGTAATTGGGATGCTCGTTCAGGTAGTATGGATGACAGTTCGCATATTAATAATGACTTGGAAGACGATAACGCTTCTTTTATATCAGAATATATAGATGCCACTGTTAGGAATACTACAGACTCTACTACTGCTACAGTAGTGTCAGTTACTAGCGGTACTAGAATGACTTTATCTGCTAATATATTTACAGGTACGGAAGGGGACGCTTACAGAATTGAAGTAGCAAATAATATGATGAGGGATACAGGAGCTACGTTTGTAGCAGGTACTCATGATAACAGAATCATAAGAAATACTGATACTGCACTAGTTAGTACCGTTAGTTCTATTAACGCATATAATGATTTAATTTTAGTGGATAATATATTTGGACAGACAGACCAGGCTAATTATAAGATAGAGGGAGATATACCTGCTTTAGGTTATTACTATTTCACGGACCAAGCCCTAGACTTAGGAGCTATATATACTAGTCGAATTACGGGGTCACTGTCTAGTACTGGAGTATCTGTAAAAGACTTATTTGATATGGCTACAGGGAACTTTGATAGTAACTCAGGACTATTTGATGGTACTGATATTTCTGATACAAATGCTGTATTGGAAATACGCACTACTCAAGATGATCCTGCTGTTTCACCTACTTGGGGTTCGTGGACTCCTTTCTTTATAGGAGATTACTTTGCAAGAGGGCTAGAGTTTAGAACTAAATTAACTAGTTCTAATACTTCACATAATGTGCAGTTAGATGCACTAACTGTAACGGTAGATATGCCCGACCAAATAAAAAGAAATGCGGGAGTAACTAGTAGTTCTGGTACTAACAATGGTACAGAAGTAATCACTTATGCTACTCCTTATAAGATTGTACCTACTGTGGGTATAACTCTTCAGAACGCAAATACAGGGGATTACTGGACTATAAGTAGTAGTACTGCTTCAGGGTTCACAGTAACATTTTATAACAGTAGCGCAACTGCTACACAAAAAACATTCAATTGGATAAGTTCAGGATACTAAAATTATGGCAACACACGACTATAGCATAGCAAATCAATCATTCCCAGCAACCCGCTCGGATTTAAACAACGCACTAACTGCCATTAAAAGTAGTAATAGTGCAGCAACAGCACCTACTACTTCTTTAGTAGCTGGGCAGCTTTTTTACGATACTGCAAATACTACTCTAAAGGTATATAGTGGGTCTGCATTCGCTCAAGTAGGTATAGATACTTCAGCCGCACTAGCTCTAACTAATGCTACTTCAGCTACTAGTAGTACGACTGGTGCTCTTAAAGTTACAGGAGGGGTATCAACGCAGGAAAATTTGTATATTGGGGGAGTAACTACTAGTACAGGATTAGTAACATGTGCTAAATCCTCTGGTACTGGATTAGCCGTAACTTCGAATGCAACAGTGGGAGGTACATTAGCAGTAACTGGTATTATTACTGGCCCTAAAGTAGGATTAGATAGTACTGATTATATTTCTTGGACTAATAATGCTCAGACAGACTTCTATATTAATAATCTTAATAAATTCCGTATGGAAGCAGATGGCGATTTTCACGCTGATGGCGATGTTGTCGCATATTCTACTACTATCTCTGACGAAAGATTAAAGACAGGTATTACTACAGTAACTAATGCATTAGATAAAGTTACTAAACTAAAAGGCGTTGAGTTTACTCGTAAGAATAATGGACAACGTAGTGCAGGAGTAATAGCACAAGATGTAGAAAAAGTATTGCCTCAGGCAATTAGAGAGAAAAAGTTACCTCTACAAACAGGTGATGAAGATACTCTATACAAAACTGTAGAATATGATGCTTTGCATTCACTTTATATCGAAGCAATTAAAGAGTTGAAAGATATGGTCGAAAAGCAGGCAGTACAGATAAAAGAATTACAAGGTGCATAAAAAATTTATGTCTTGACTTTTTTGATGGAATTTGATATAATAGTTAATAAGAAAAGGTCATTAAAATAATTTAGTGTACACCTTTTAACAAGTATATAGCGCTTACGGCTGGAAAGCCGTCTGTGCAAGGTTTTTAATAAGGAATTTATTATGGCAGCAGGCACATACAATATAAGTATTGAACAAGGTAGTACTTGGTCCCTAAGCTTAGCCGTAGACTCTTCAGCAGGTGTTGACCTGAATTTAACTGGGTATACTTTTGCTGCAAAGTTGGCAAAGTCTCATTATGACGATAATCCAGTATCTGTAACTGCAGGTGTGGTTACCGCAGCACAAGGTAAGTTTCTACTATCTCTTACGGCTGCACAGACAGCACTTTTAGATGCTGCTATTGAGTACATATACGATGTAGAAATAACTTCGGGAGCAGGGGTTGTAACCAGACTTATACAAGGAAGAGCTACAATTAGTGCAGGAGTTACCTCATGAGTGTAATTGTATCTATTACTGAAACTACAGGAAATAATATTACAGTTACTTCAGATGAGGTAATTGTAACTACTAATTCTGTAGCAGTTGGAGATGCAGGAGATATTGCATTTACGCCCACAGGAACTATTAGCGCAACCAACATTCAAGCTGCTATAGCTGAAGTAGCTTCGGAAGCTTCTGGCTCGGCTGCAGGTATTACTTTTACTCCTGTAGGTACAATTACATCAACAAATATGCAAGATGCTTTGCATGAATTAGCGGATCAAAAATTCGTACAATCAGCAGCTCCGGCTACTGCAGACGCAAATCTCCAAGAAGGGGATTTATGGTATAACACAACCGATAATAAACTAATGGTTTATAGAAATACAACTTGGGAAGAAATAACCCTAGATGCACAACTATCGGAAAGTTCAGGTACTTCAGAGTACACTGATGTAACTTTAAATGGAGGTTACTTTTAAATGGCAAATACAATAAAAATCAAAAGAGCTCTGAATTCCAGTTCAGGTGCACCTACACTATCAGAAGGCGAATTAGCTTATAATGAATTTAAGCAAGAGCTTTATATCGGAAAATCTAGTAGTGGTATTCATACTATCGGTGGTAAGGAAGCAATTCAAGATGAGGCAGCAGCTTTAATTACTGGTGGTTCTCATACTGGAATTAGCGCAACATATACAGATGGAGCTGCAGGAGCCGGAGTTTTAGCTTTAGCAGTAACATCAGATCCAGTAATTACTCTAAGTGGAGATTTATCAGGTTCTGTTACATTAACAAACTTAGCTAGTGGTACACTAGCAGCTACTATTGGTAGTAATACTGTACAGAAAGCAATGGTACATACAGATGTTATCACAGGGCAAACAGCATTAGCGGCGAATCCAGATGGAGACAATGATTTTGTACTTATCTATGATAACTCAGCCACCGCATATAAGAAAATTGCGGCTAAGTACCTAGGTGCTACTACTATAGGCGATTTAGATAATGTAGGAACAGGAGCTAATACAGAGACTGCCGGTAACTTAATGATTGCTGATGGAGATTCTTGGGAAGGCGTAGCAATGTCTGGAGATGTACTTATTACTTCAGCAGGTGTTACTACTATTCAAGCAAATTCAGTTGCTTTAGGTACGGATACTACAGGTAATTATGTAGGTGTTGGTGCTGTTGCAGGTGTTGGTTTATCAGGATCTTTAAGTGCTGAAGGTGGAACATTTACTGTAACATCTAATGCTACAAATGCTAATACGGCTTCTACTCTTGTAGCTAGAGACTCTTCCGGAGACTTTACTGCAGGAACAGTAACAGCTGCTTTAACAGGTAATGTAACAGGTAATGTAACAGGTAACGTAACAGGTACTTCTTCAATTGCAACAACAGTTACAGTTGCGGACACAACAGATACAACATGTAGTGTAGGATTATGGGAATCAGCAACTGGTAACCTAGCTCCTAAGTCAGATGGAGGTTTAACATATAATGCGGGCACAGGAACATTAACTGCAACAGCAATTGTTGGACCACTTACAGGTAATGTAACTGGTGATACCTCTGGATCTTCAGGGTCTTGTACAGGTCTTGCAGCTACTACAACCGCTTTAGCAACTGGTAGAACTATTGGTATGACAGGAGATGTCGTTTGGACCTCCGCTTCATTTGATGGTTCAGGAAATGTAACAGCTACATCAGCTATTCAATCTGATGTAGTAGGGGCAACCGAATTAGGTGTTACTGCTGGTACTGCAACAGCTTCTAAAGCTTTAGTTGTAGATGGCAGTAAAGATATTAATTTAGGTTCTGGAGATATTACTGCTACTAATGTAACAGGTACGCTACAGACCGCAGCACAGGCAAACGTTACTTCAGTTGGTGATTTAAATGGATTAACTATTGCAGCCTCTCAAACAGTTTCAATGGGTTCTAACAAGATTACTAATGTTACTGATCCTACAGCTGACCAAGACGCAGCTACTAAAGCATACGTTGATGCAGTTAAAACCGGCTTAGATGTTAAGGATTCAGTTCGTGTTGCTACTACAGCAAGCGGAACTTTAGCTTCAGCATTTGCTAATTCATCTACAGTGGATGGTGTTACACTTGCTACAAATGATCGTATATTAATTAAGAACCAGTCAACAGGTTCAGAAAATGGTGTCTATACTGTCAATGCTTCCGGCGCACCAACAAGAGCCACGGACTTTGATGCAAATTCAGAAGTTACAGGTGGAGCATTTACTTTTGTTGAAGAAGGTACTGCAAATGCTGATTCAGGCTTTGTACTATCAACCAATGGTTCTATTACTGTAGGCTCTACAAGTATTGCATTCTCTCAATTTTCAGGTACTGGACAGATAACTGCCGGAGCTGGTATGACTAAAACCGGTAGTACTTTGGATGTTATCGGTAGTACAGGTATTACAGTTAGTGCAAATAGTATGGCTATTGATACAGCTTGGCCAGGGCAAGCAGCACTCGTTACATTAGGTATTGTTACTTCTGGTACCTGGAGTGCAAATGCTATTGCAGTTAATAAAGGTGGAACAGGTTTTACTGGTTATACAGCTGGTGATATAGTATATGCTTCTGGAGCTACTGCAATGTCTAAGCTTAATAAAGGTACAGCAGGTCAAATATTATCTATGAACTCAGGGGCTACGGCACCTGAATGGACTACTACTTTAGATGGCGGTACCTACTAAATTTACCCCTTGACAAAATTGTTCAACTTTGGTATAATTACCCCATATTGAACAAAAAATTCAAAACTCTAAATAGGGCCTAGATAGGCCCTTCAGAGCTCCAGCTATATAGCAGGATATAAGGAGAGCCAGATGGCCCTAAAAATCAAACCTAAACGTAGCTCTACGGCGAGTAACGTTCCTAGTACCTCTAACTTAGACGCAGGTGAAATTGCTATTAATTTGGCAGATAAGAAGCTGTACGTAAGAGATACAAATAGCAATATTCTAGAACTTACAACTAGAGCTATCTCCTCTTTAGACGATACCACTATTTCTAGTGTATCTAATGGTCAGACCTTAATTTATAATTCTTCTACAAGTAAATGGGAGAATGGAGCTGCCACTGTTGCAGATTCTTCTGTTACTATGGCTAAAATTGCTTCGGCTGTATGGTCTGGATTCGATACTAATATTATACCTGATACCGACGATATAAGGTCTTTAGGCTCAGCTACTAAACAATGGAAAGACGTATTTATTGGTCCAGGTACTTTACATGCTAATGGAATTCCACAGAGTTTTAATACTGGATTTAGTATAAATCCTACTAATGATGTAATAAATACGGATATTACAGTTAAGAATGGGTACACAGCTTCTAGGTCTGGCACTGGTAAGATTGGAGCCAGCGTAACAGTAACTTTAGAAACAGGGTCATTTATGGCCATATCATAGGATAAATTATGTCTACTTTACAAGTCAATACTCTAGATTCGTATACTGGTTCTACTATAAATGTAGATAGTACCGCAAATCTAACTATTAGTAATACTACTACAGCAACTAGTAGCACTTCAGGTGCTTTACAAGTTGTTGGAGGTATATCTACTCAAGAAAATTTATATGTCGGAGGTAACGCAGTTATCACTGGCACAATGACAGCAAATGGAGGTACAATCACTTTAGGTGATGCAGGTACTGATAATGTTACAATCGGTGGTGAAATAAACTCTGATGTAATCCCAGATGCTACTAATACATACGACTTAGGTTCTTCTTCTAAGAAATGGGCTGAGATTCATGCAACTACGTTTACTGGTGCTTTAACAGGTAATGTAACAGGTACTTCTTCAATTGCAACAACAGTTACAGTTGCTGATACAACCGATACAACTTGTAACGTAGGATTATGGGAGTCAGCAACTGGTAATCTAGCCCCTAAGTCGGATACAGGTCTAACTTACAATGCAGGTACAGGAACACTAACTGCAACAGCATTCTCTGGGCCTATTACAGGTAATGTAACAGGTAATGTAACAGGTAATGTAACCGGTACAACTTCAAGTATTAGTAATCATGATACTGATAGTATGTCTGAAGGTAGTACTAATTTATACTATACGAATGCAAGATCTAGAGCGGCTTTGTCCGCTTCTGGAAGTGTAGCGTATAATAGTTCCACAGGGGCAATATCCTTTACGGAAACTTATGGGTCTGCTTCTGCTCTTCTTACTGCAATCAAAACAGTAGATGGATCAGGATCAGGGTTAGATGCGGATACTTTGGATGGATTAACATCAGGAAGCTTCTTAACAACTGCTTCGGTTTCTCCTACTGCTTTTGCATCAACATCTGCAACCGCTTATGCTACAAGCGATTATGGAAATTTAACAAATGACACAGGTACTGCAGGTTTCACAAATGAACCAATTCGTGCAACTGCATACCAAGATTTAGCTTTGCCAGGTACTACTGTAACAGTAGATTTTGGCGATTTGACTTAGGAGTAAAAAAATATGGCAACACAAATACAACACAGACGAGGTACAACAGTAGGTCACGCATCGTTTACAGGAGCTGCAGGTGAAGTTACCGTCGATACAGATAAGGATATTTTAATTGTACATGATGGTGCAACCGCAGCAGGCTTTCCGCATGTAAGTACTACTGCGACTCAAACAATGACTAATAAGACATTAACGAGTCCTGTACTAAATACAGGAGTATCAGGTACTGCTTTTCTAGACGAAGACACTATGTCCTCTAATTCTGCTACAAAGCTTGCATCTCAACAGTCTATTAAGGCTTATGTAGATGCTCAAGTAACTGCACAAGATTTGGATTTTATTGCTGATTCTGGAGGTGCTCTAGCTATAGATTTAGATTCAGAATCTTTAACTATTGCAGGAGGTACCGGGCTAGCCTCTGTAGGTTCTTTAAATACAGTTACTCTTAATATTGATTCTACTGTAGGAACTCTTACAGGAACTCAAACAATGACTAATAAGACATTAACGAGTCCTGTACTAAATACAGGAGTATCAGGTACTGCTTTTCTAGACGAAGACACTATGTCCTCTAATTCTGCTACAAAGCTTGCATCTCAACAGTCTATTAAGGCTTATGTAGATGCTCAAGTAACTGCACAAGATTTGGATTTTATTGCTGATTCTGGAGGTGCTCTAGCTATAGATTTAGATTCAGAATCTTTAACTATTGCAGGAGGTACCGGGCTAGCCTCTGTAGGTTCTTTAAATACAGTTACTCTTAATATTGATTCTACTGTAGGAACTCTTACAGGAACTCAAACAATGACTAATAAGACATTAACGAGTCCTACAATAAATGCAGCTACTGTAACTGGTGTTGTAGATTTAACTGGAGGTGTACTATCAGGTGCAAGCCCTTTAGTATTTGAAGGACTTACTGCTAATGGGTTTGAAACTACAATAGCAATTACAGACCCAACAGCAGATAGGACTTGGACTATTCCAAATGCTTCAGATACTTTCGTTGGATTAGCAACAACTGATACTCTTACTAATAAGAGTTTAACTAGTCCTACAATAACAGGTATTCCTACAGTACCTACAGCATCCTCTGCAACTAATAGTACTCAGGTTGCTTCTACAGCATATGTTACTACAGCAGTTACTAACTTAATAGGTGGTGCACCTGGTGCATTAGATACTCTTAATGAATTAGCAGAAGCTATTGGGGACGATGCTTCTTATGCCGCAACAATAACAACTGCATTAGGCACTAAAGTGGCTACAAGTTCCGCACAAGCACTAGCAACTTCAGCAAATGCCATGACTATTTCAGGTAGTGTTATTACTTTAAATAGAGGAGACGGTACTACAGATACTGTAACTGCTCCAAATGATAACACTACTTACTCAGCAGGTGCTGGTCTTGATATATCAGGTACGACATTCTCAGTTGAACCTGATTTAAGGGATTCAATTACCCATATTGGGCTAGATGCAGGTGACTATATTGGTTGGACTAATAATCTTTATCAATCATTCTTCGTTAATGCTGCTGAACGTGTTAGAATTGAAGCTGATGGTGACTTACACGCAGATGGTGATATTATCGCCTACTCAACTACTATTTCAGATGAGCGTTTAAAAACAGGTATTATGCCTATCACCAATGCTTTAGCAAAAGTTAACCAACTTAAAGGTTGTACGTTTACTTACACAGAAGATGGCAAAGAATCAGCAGGTTTAATCGCACAAGATGTTGAAAAGGTATTACCGTCAGCAGTAAGCGAGAAGGAACTACCACTGAAGAAAGACGATGGAGAGAAGTATAAAGTATTACAGTATGATCAAACAATCGGTCTATTAGTAGAAGCGATTAAGGAACTTTCGAGTAAAATTGAAAAATTAGAGGAGTAGTATATGGCAGTTAAAAGCACAGGCGCACTCTCTTTTGCTACAGATATTGTAGGTGAGTTTGCCGATTCAGCACCCCACGCATTGAGTGAATTTTATGGTGGTGGTGACAAAGTACCTGCAGGTGCGAACCCAGGCATCGCTACATCAGGTCAAATTAATTTCAACAGTTTCTATGATTCAGTAGCAGCAACAGTATTAACTATCTCTACAAATACTAATAATTACAATATTGGCGCTGCAGCTATTGCAGCAGGTGGTGATAAATCAACCCCTGTTATTCTTACCATTAACGCAGGTGTTACTGTAAGCTCTACTTCTAGTGGTACTGCTGCTATGAAAACAGACACAGGTTGGTCATCAGGTACAACTATCAATATTACTAATAATGGAACTATTGTGGGGGTATCAGGAACTAATACTTCAGGGTATGTTACTAATGGTGGTAATGGAGGAGCAGGGGGCTCATCAAATAGCCAAGCCCCAAGTGGGGGTAGTGGCTCGGCAGGGTCAGGTTCAGCAGACTCAGCAAATAATGGTGGAAATGCTTTTGAACACTCACAGACAGGTGATACTTATTTATCAGTAGTCTTTGACACAGCAGGTACACGCACAGGTGGCTCGGCAGGAACTAAAACCATATATGGCGGTGGCGGTGGCGGTGGTGGCGGTGGTCGTGGATATCGTTGTGAATACCAAGGGAACACTTATATTAGTGGTGCAGGTGGCGGTGGCGGAGCAGGCTCAGGTTTAGGCTCAGGTTCAGGCTCTAACGGGTCGGCTAGCGCAGGTGGCTCAGGCGGCGCACGTGTTGCTGGACAATATCTTGAGTATGGTGGTGCAGGTGGAAACGGTGGTGGGAACACCTCAGCAGGCTCTTCAGGTGAGTATGGCACGAGATACTGTAGTTATTGGGGACATCAGAGTGCTTATCCAAGTGGTGTAGGTGGCTCAGGTGGCTCTAACGGTTCAGCAGGTGGCACAGCAGGTTTGGCACTATCAGGAAACACAGGACAAATTAGTTAAAGGAAAATTATTATGAATATAACAGCAAGAAGAATTAGTGGAAGTTCATTTTCCGCAGAAGACAAATTAGAAGTATTATTCGACGCTCAAGGAGCGACGGGGATTGCTACACATACTATTGAATTATTATCAGGACCTTCTATTAATCATGGCGGTGGTGCGCCATCAGGCGAATTTTTACATTATAAATCTGTCGAGGAAGATGCAGATGCAGATGGAGTAATAGACTACTCAAATACTGTAATGCAAGTTAAACAAGGAGCCAAAGGCACTTCTATAGTTAAAGCCAAAGTAAAATTTGTAACACCGCTTCAGTCTGAAGAATTTAGGTTGGCAATAGAAGAGTACGAGAACACCCCAAATAATGGAAGTGACATAACAGCACCGATTGCTTCAGACTATGAGACTTTACTTGAGTCTGGTGAAATTACATTGGATTGGGGTGAGGATACGTTTGTTTAAAAAAAATGTATTCTTTATTAGTTTACAGAGGACAGGTTCTAATTATTTGGAGATTGTCCTAAATAAAAACACACCATCTGATGTTAGTTTCAGAGGGTATCTGTTAGAGGATGGCAACGCTATGTCAAAACACTGCTTTCCTAAGCACATTAACTATTTAAAGAAAGCGAAAATTGCTCAAGCATACTTTGTGTTGGTGGTTAGAAATCCTTATCTGTGGGCAGAGTCTTTACTATTTAATGATAGAATGAACTCTGACGTTAGAGAGTCATTATGGTGGGGCTTTGAAGAATACGAATTAGAAAAAAACCCCGATGTAGGAAATTCAAGATATAACTTAGAAAATCTAATTAAGTTATACAAGGATTTTTACAGCAAATGGCTGAAGTATTCAGACAGCAACACAGATATTCAATTAGTCAGATACGAAGATTTCTTAGATGAAAAAAAGGCAGAAGAAGTAAGTAGAAATATAATATCTAAAATAGGAGGGGATAAGGTAGTAAAGGATTTTAAACTCCACTATGGAAATGTCCGCTATTCTAAATACTTTGATAAAAACGATTTTAATTATAATAAAAAAGAAATACCGAAAAAACTAAGCAGTAATAATATTAATAAAATTACTGAGTTGTTAGGAAGCGACCTCATACAATCATTAGGATACAAATGTTATGGATAAGAAAATTATAAACCGAGAATTTATTACAGAAGAAGAGCATAAAAAACTTCTGTCTTGGTTTTATGAGTGCGAGCCAAATCTTACTCCTCATCCTGTTTGGGGCGACTTCAGGCGCTCTAATGCCCTTTTTAACTTAAAGAGTAATTCTCTAGTTACAGAAATAGGAGAAAGAATTTTAAAAGACTACGGTTTGAAAGGTTTTGAATATTACGAAGTACGCGCCCACCCTTGTTTCCTAAGTCGTCATATCGAAGGTGGCTTTGTGCAACCACACGTTGACCCTTTTAAAGACAGAAACCATTTTAGATTTAATCTTTTTTTAAGCGTTCCTGATAAAGGCGGTATGCCCGTTTATGATTCTAAAGTCCTTAATGTAAAGGAAAGGGATATTGTGGCTTATGAGCCTGACAAGGTTGGTCATAGTAGCACTCCTGTAGTGGGGAGTAAGCCGAGAATAACCGTTAATTGGGGGTGGTCTTTTGAGAAGAGTAGTAAACTAAATTATGATAGAGTTAGATAATGTTTTAAGTTTCACTGTTTCGGCTAGAAACAAGCCTAACTCTTGTTCTATGGATAGGTGGTTGGTAAGGTTTAAAAATGTAGTAGGAGAGGGTCGAATAGACAGTGTGTATGGATTTTCAACGTATGTGCCTTTGTATGGTGGGAGGGGTTTTTCTTCGCCTAATGTTACAAAAGATGACTTGAAGTATCTATACAAGAACGGAATAGGATTTAGGATTCCCCTAACTAACTCATTTTTCACGGAAGAAGACTATGAAAAGACTAAGCCCTTATTAGAGAAACATCACAACAAATTAAATTCAATAATCTGTACTAATGATGAACTTGCCTTCAGAATTAGGGAAGATTACCCAAAGTACAAAATAGAAGCGAGTGTGATTAAAAACATTAAGTTTTCAGATATTGATAAAAACCTAGAAATTTATGATTCTGTTGTGTTGCCGATGGAGGTAACTGAAGATTATGAAAGTCTAAAAGATATAAAAAACAAAAATAGAGTCATTCTTTTTGCCAATGCAGGATGCGCTTATAACTGTCCATCTAAAATATGTTATTCTGTTATTTCTAAGATTAACAACAATACGGTAGCAAAGGTAAGACCTGTAACGTGCAGTAAACAGTTAAAGCCAAGAGAAGACCTTGGTATGGTGTTTTTTGATTTAGAAAAACTAAAATCATTAGGGTTTACAAGGTTTAAGTTAATACCAATATATGCTAGAAACTAAGAACTTTGCCTACATACACACATCAAGAACAGGTGGAACTTTCACGAACGCTATATTGAAAAGTGTTTTTCCTGAAAGTCGCGTGGTTGACTCCCACTTACCCCTTAGTAGGTATAAAGGAAATCGTACTAAGTTTGTAAGCACAATAAGAAATCCTTTTGATTGGTATGTTTCAGCATTTCATTTTTATAAAAATATAAATCATCCTTTGATGACAGGTGTAGATGATTTTGATAGCGCTCTACGTTTAATGCTACAAATTAAAGGAAGTAAAAAACAACACTGTCTTATGAGACATGATTGGAGAAAAACCTCACTACCAAATCTAACTAATAAAGATTTTTTAGAATACCCTGACAATATTGGTTATTATTCTTGGTTGTCTCATAGGATGACAGGGCTTGATACTAAGGGCGTTCGTTTTATGCGATTTGAGAGTCTTACAACTGACCTTATAGACATACTAAAAGAGTATTGTAATATAACAGCTAAACAAGAGAATATGATATTTGGAACGCCTCATAAAAATACAACTGAAAGAAGCCCTTATAGAGAATACTATTCAGATGAACTGATAGACATGGTATATGCAAAAGATAACTCTATTTTTGAGAAGTTTGGTTATGAGTTTTAGAATACTTGTTATGGGGTTATCAGGCTCAGGTAAAACAACCTTGTCAGGTGAGTTGATTAATTTATTAGATGCTGATTACTTAAATGCTGATGAAATAAGGAAAGAAACAGATGATTGGGATTTCAGTAAAGAAGGAAGGGTAAGACAAGCCAAACGAATTAATGAACTATCATTGCAATCAAGTAAAGAGTATGTGGTTATGGACTTTATTTGTCCTTTAGAAGAAAGCAGAGATATAGTTAATGCGGATTGCACTATTTGGATGGACACTGTTAAATCAAGTAAATACAGTGATACAGACAACTTGTTTCAAGCCCCTAAAAACACACACAGGGTGAAAGGGTTTGCTTATAATGTAAAAAATATCATCAAAGGCTTGAAAAATGGAAGCACCTGATAATAGGTAATAAAAAAACCCGCTTAATTGCGGGTTTTTATCGTCTTAACTTCTTTTCCAGACCCAATCATCTTTGCAGCGATCAGTAAGCCAGTCATCTAACTTGGCTAAATAGAATCCTTCAGAGTAATACAAGTATCTATAGTCATTAACAGGTTCCTGTAAAAACGCACAGAACCACTTACTTCTATCAAACTTAAAGACAAGTAAGGGGTGCTCAGCTTCATTCTCTCTCTGCTCTCTTAAAGTTTGCTCCCACCACTCAACTATTTGAGGAGTTTTACCTGTTAATAGTTTACTAGTAAGGTGGTCATCTTTATAATGTTTTACTTCAACACTATACTTCATTAGCTCCTTAGGAATGTAAACGTCGGCAGAAAGACCGTGCTTAGCATCTAAAGCTCCAGATAAAGGGACCCTTTCCCAGTTCCAACCTGTAGCTTTCCTTAAGACTACACACACCGCTGCTTCGGCCCTCGTACCCTTAGCCTTACTTTTATTTGCTACTGCCATTCTAACCTCGATATCTTCTTCTCTTTAATAACATTGATTTTAGTAAGTAATGGGTGAGACCAATTATGGCTCACTAAGAAGGTATTGAGGTCGTGCTCTTTAAGTAGAACTTCAATAAGCTTCTCCCTGCCTTCGTCGTCTAGTACCCCAATTACTTCGTCTAAAAACAGTACATTAATTTTAGATTTAGACAAGGTACTCATTAGTTTTCTAATGGCTAGTAATGTTGAGGTGTTAACTCGGGCCAACTCGCCGCTACTTAAGGCAAGGATATCAATATCTCTACCTTCATCTGATATAACAACATTAAGTTTATCATTACTAACAACAAATTCTAATCCGAATCTTCCATCAGACAGCTCAGATAAGTACTGGTTTACTAAATCTTCCAAGTCTTTAACAAGATTTTCAATCTTGTAAGCCACTAAACCATTAGTACTGAAGGCTTTCTTTAATACTTCTAAATTAGCATATACATCATTGGTTGCCTTTAGTTTAGATTCTTCAGAAAGTAACGTTAATTTAAACTCTTTTACTTGTTTAATTAAGTAATCTAGTTCAGTATTAAATTTTGTAATTTCATTATTTTGAGATGATATATCCCTAATCTCAGTTTGTTTTTTAGAAATTTCGACAGTAAATTTATTAATTTCTTCTTCTAATTCTAACTTATCTTCAGTAGTGCTGGGCAGCTTATTATCTATTAGAGTAGATAGCTTTTCGAAATTTTTAATAGTTGATTGATGATTTTTATAGTCTTGAAGTTGCCTCTTTAGATTAACTACAAGGTTTTGGACTTCTCCCTTTCTTTTGGTACTTATTGATACTGTCTTTCTTTGCTCGTCTACCAATTCTTCTGTTTTATCGGAGTCAATATCTTGCAAACAAGTAGGACAACTATCCCCCAAACTTTCCATTTTATGTAGTACTGTATTTGCTTGAGCAATAATAGTTTTTAAAGACGTAAATTCCTCATTCAATGCTCCAATGCCCTCAGGCATCGCAACTTCTTTAGTTAATTCATTAGCGCTAAGTTCAGATAACTGACTTTTGTACTGATTATTAATATTAATCTTATTATTAATTTCTAGTATATTATCAAGTTTTGCTTTTACTAAAGCTCTTTCTGAGATTATGTCTTCTGGAGCTTCTGGTACTTCTACTAATTCTTTTTTCGTAGTACTTTTTATAGGATTAGTAGATATCCAACTATTAATAGTTTCTATACTTCCCCTAATCTCAGACACCTCATTAGATGCTTCCTTGTGTGCAGATTTAAAGTTATCAAATAGAGTCAAATAGTTATCTAAATTCAGTAATTCAATTAGAAACTTCTTTCTATTAGTATCTGTAGCAGTTAGGAACTGTAATGAACTAGTAGTACTTTGATATACTAACTGACTAAAGGTTTTGAAGTCCATACCTATAACATTTTGTACAGTCTTAAACGTATTAGTAGCAGTATGTGATGATATATCTTCTCCATCACATATTAAAACTACTTTAATACTAGACTTTCTATCTACTGATATACTATACTCTCTGCTATCTACGCTGAAATCTAGAGATATACTGTACCCATTCTCGTTATTATTTCTATTAACGATGTCTACTTTCTTTATACCTTTAGAATTCTTATTAAATAGAGCTTCTTCGATTAATAAAGGAATTGAACTCTTACCCGTACCATTTGTACCTACTAACTGTACTATAAGGTCTTTTTCTAAGTCTAGGCTATTATCTTTTCCATACGAAAAGCAATTAGACCATTTTAAACTTTTAAGTATAATCATGAAATACTCCTAAAACTTCTTTAACTTTCTTTTCATTTAATCCCATAATAAACTGAAGATACTCAGACAGTTCATCCTCTAATGTCATCTCCGGGGTTAGTATAAGTGCAGAGTCATTATGTCTCTTTATTAACTTTTTATCTAATAACTCATTGTCCTTGTCTACTTTTACTAAGTCACTAACATCCCCTTCTAATTCATATATTGTATGATGATAATTAGTCTTAATCATTTGATCGGGGTGACTAACCGTTTGCCTAATAAGCTGAGGTAGCTTTAGTTTAAGCCAAGACCATTCTAAGGTGTCACTTTCGAATAATAGTACTCCTGTATCTACAGGGTTCCTATGAAAGGAGGTAGTAACAGGACTTCCAGGGTACACTATATTACCCTGTGAGTTAGAGTGAGAGTGTAAATCTCCTGCAATAACTAGCTCCCATCCTTCTAGTTTCTTCAAGTCAATTTCCGGACTTACGTGAGGGGGGATCTCACCTCTTACATGTGTAAATAGAGTCCTACCCTCAAAGTCCTCTGGGTCAAACTCTTTTAGCTTATTATAAGGAATAAAGTCCATATCTTCTAGCTTATAGTAGTCATCAATAATCTCTACTAAAGGGTTTATTGCTTTTGTAACTTCTTTTAGGTTAGTAAAGAATGAGGTATCCTTCTTTACTGCTTCGTGGTTACCAGGATAGATAATAGTTCTTACACTAATATCTTTTATATACTTGAAGTACAGGCTTAACTCGTCTAACGTAGGCATCCTATCAAACAGGTCTCCCCCTATAACGTGTAAATCCACTGTCTTCTCTAACTTGTATAGTTCTGCAAATAGCAGCTCGTACCTATTAGTTGCCCACTCCCGTGGTACGCTTTTCTGACCTAACTTAATGTGCCAATCTGCGGTGAATAAAATCTTCATTGTTATTTCCTATATGCGATAAAAAAGCCCCATATGCAGGGGCTTCCTTATTTCTTGTTACTTACAGTAGTTCAGCAACTTCCTCTGCAACTTCCGTTGGTACATTAGTTGGACTAACATTCTCCAGAATTCTAGTTTCAATGAACTCCTTCTGTTGGTCTGCTGACGGACGGCTAATAACATCGTCAATGTTAGGTAACTCTTTAGTAGCTTCTAGCTCTTTCTCATCTAATGCTCTCACTTTACATTTTAATACTTGTAAAGTGTATTCTACATTAAAAGGTAGAGGACCAGTCTTCTGCTTCTTAAATGCTAAATCCCACCCAGTTACTGGGTCTGTTGGATCGCCTAAGTCTTCTGCTGCTACCATTACTGCTTCAAATAACTTCTTTTTAAGGTTAAGTACTTTAACCTTACCATCATCTGGGTCAATACATTGTACTGCGTACGCCCATGAACATTTCATATCCGTATGGTAGTGTCTTACCCAATCCTTTTCAATATTTGTAAATTGTTCTTTATCTCTATCAAACCCTAAACATTCCATAGGAACACGTTTACCGTCTGCTGTTGTTACCCAATAAACATATCTAGGAAGAACGTCTCCTACTATGCGAACAACATTGTTGCCTTCTTTATATGTGTATGCGTCTACTGAAGACTTTTTTGCTTTACCTGTAACATTCTTAAATGTAATTGCCATATTATTTTTCCTCGTAATAAAATTTTATATTATCTTGCTCATCAAGTTCTAATAAAGGATTGTCCTCTATATCTCTCCGAGTTATCTCTGTGTATCTATATGGTAAGGTTGTTACTCCTTGCCACTTATAATCTAAGTAATTTCTATAACTTGCTAGTTCCATATAGGCAACCATCTGTTCTAGAGTTACTTGAAGTTTGTTCTTAAATATCGCTTTAGGATTTAGTAAAAAACTATCTCCAGTTATATCTTGTCCGTAAAACCTGTTTAAACTTTTATTATTTTTAGGCATTTTAATACTATAAGTATAGATAACCATCAATCTTATCGTATTTTTAGTTACACCTTTGCTAAGTTTAAGCACTTTTTCCCAGTCGTAAAATATCAACTTAAATCTCCATTTTCGAATTTATATTATACCAATATTTAACCAATTTGTCAAGCATTATTTTTAACCAGCTACCACTTTAATATCATATCCTTGCTTGATATATACTGCTGAACGCGCTTTAGCTTGTCTTGCAGCAGTGTTACCCTTTAAGTGAATATCTAATACTACTGGCTGTATCTTGCCTTCCATTTTTCTAATGACCCTGCCTATCAGCTGAGTTAGTAGAGGTTCATTATTGATTGGAGTACCCAGAATAAGACAACTAAGCTCATTAACTGAAATACCCTCACTGAAGATGCTTTGCGACCCGTATAGGATATCTGCTTCTCCAGTTCTAATCTTGTCCAACTCTTCATCTCTTTGTTCATGTGGTAGCTCTCCTGTAATACATATTGCATTATTTCCGGTTAGGTCGGCGCACCTGTTCAAAAATTGGACCCTATCACTTACTACCAATACTTTATGGCCTTTTGCTGCATATACTGAAGCAAGTTGTGCAATCATCTTCTGATAGTTCTCGTCATATGCCACCTGATTTACTCTCTTAGCCCAGGGAAGTTTTGCACTATCGGGGAACCGCGTCTCCGACTTAACTAATACAACTCTAGGGGTTATGTAGTTCTCTTTAGGAGGTTGATGTACATCGTAACCAAAGTAATCATTGAATATAATGTGTTTACCATCCTTTCGCTGAAGTGTACCACTTAGTCCTATCTTATATCTAGCGCTACACTTATCAATTATATTAGAAAATGTAGGTGCGCTTACGTGATGCATTTCATCCAAAATTATTGTTCCAAACATTTTTTGAATTTCTGTCATTTTCTTACCAAGAGTCTGTACATTAGATACAACAATTATCGGGTCAGTATCAAACTTTCCACTTCCAATGACTCCTGGAACAATGCCCAAGCACTTTTCTATCTCATCTTCCCACTGCTTTCTTAACGCCAATGTATGAACTACAATTAAGGTTTTCTGCCCTAACTTAGCCGCAATGGCTATCGCTGTAAAAGTCTTACCCCAACTTACAAAAGCGTTAATAATTGCATTGTCCTCAACTTCGTTGTAAACTTTGGCTTGGCTATCCCGAAGGTCAAATTTGAAATCGGGAAAAGTTACCGGCACTAAAGTTCTTTTATCAATTATTTCAAAGTCCTCAGGTATTAAATCCATTCTACCCATTGGAACTGTTATTAACTTACTACTAATCCTACCCATATTCTTAATTATAGTAGGAGGCTCCATTGGATTGTAAGAAGGAATTGAATATGTCAATTCCTGGTCTATAAGTTTCTGTCGTTTAGCGTCAGCGGACATATAGATTCTGTTTGATAAAATTGCTTTTCCGCTCATATTTTCCTTTTAGTGTCTTTTAGTTTCTCAGTAGTTACTTCATATAGTAAATAACCTCTATCTATATGTAGTAGTCCTGCATACTCAGCTTCTAAGTTAAGTTTACCTGCTACTTCAAAGAAGGCAGGAACTCCTTTAACTCTAAATATAGTAGTCGTATCCGTGTACTTTTTATATATTATTTTTCTATATACTAAAGGGTGAAATACGCTCTTTTTATAGTTATATATATTACCTTCAAAATCTATAAAGTGTAACATCTTGGAAGCTAGTAAGTCTTTAAAGTTCCATACAGCTTTACTCAATGGGTAGACCTTATAGTCTTTTAACTTCTTAATAGCGACTCTACGCATAGGAAAGGATAAAGTCTTATCGGCTAAATCTATTCTCCTGATACCATATCTATCTGTTATTAACCCTGCCCCTATGTGCTCATGGTTCCTTATAACCCAGACCGGCCAATGTATATTAGAGAAACTCTGGGTACTGTTTGTCAAATTTCCCAAAGGCATAGTCCTCTCCAATATCTAAATCTACTCCGATCGGCTGACCGGGGATAGAGCAGCCTCGGTCTTTCTGAGTAAATTCAGCCATAACCTTAGATACTTCTTCAATATCTTTATCTGCTACTTCTAGTACTAAAGAGTCATGTACTAATGCGATAATCTTAGCATCAACATCGTTGTCTTTAATCCATTGATTTAGCTCCACACCAGCGAGTAGATTAATGTCACTAGCCACAGACTGGATAAGGAAATTAATGCCGCTACGCACTTCGTGTGATGCAACACCCTTGTCATTACTAAATACATTGCCAAGACGACGCTTACGTCCGAGAATACTGTAGATATATCCATTTGCTTCTATGTCCTCCTTAGACATTTGCAACCAATCCTTTAGTCTAGGAAAGGTTCTAAAATACTTAGCGATTGTATCTTTCGCTTGTTGAATAGAGAAAGGCTTACCACTATCTTTGGTAACTGTCTCTGCCACCTTAGCAGGGCCACTACCATACATAATACCAAACGTAATAGCTTTTGCAGCCTGTCTCTGTGTAGAGGCTTTCTCTTTAATATCAGCCACATCGTGCGGAAGTGCAAATACCATTTTAGCCACTGTAGAGTGTAAGTCTCCTCCACTCTTAAATACATTCTGTAGATTCTTGTCGCCACTTAGGATAGCCGCAACATAAACTTCCGCAGTTGCTAAATCCTGTTGTAATATCTTGTAGCCAGGTTTTGCTTTAATACACCCTTTTACTGCCGCATTGTCTCTAGGCAGTTGTTGCATATTAATCTTACCAGAACTAGATAATCTACCAGATGTAGTAGAAGTTAGGTTAAAACCTGTTCTAATTCTACTATCCTTATCTAAAGCAGGGATAATCTTATCCAAGTATGTATTCTTAATTTTAGACTTCTGCCTAATATCTAAGATTACTCCCGGGATAGGATGTTCTTCTGCCAGCTTCTTTAAAACTTCCGCATCAGTAGAAGCAGCCCCAGTACCAGTGAGCTTCCCAGTAGGAGTAAGCCCAAGGTAGTCAAACAAAAGTACCCTGAGCTGCTGCGTACTATTAGGGTTGAAGACTTTACCCTGTTCTTCCTCAAACGTATGTACTTCTTTATATCCATATAATTTCTCTTTCGCTTCTTGGATTTCTGTCTCCATTAAGCCTTGTACCTTTTGTAACCTTGGTAGGTCGAAAGGTACCCCATTCTCTTCAACATCTTTCAAGAAAAGCATACCTGGAACCATTAGTTCCTTGTAAACCTTCTTTAGTTGAACATTTTTTACAATCTTTTTTACAAACATCTGATATAAGTCATAGGTTACTGCAGTATCGATTGCAGCATAAGGATACATAATATCAAAAGGTATTAAGTCATAGCTAAAATCCCCCTTCAATATCTTATGTTCCCTACAATAGTTGGTCTTAAACTCATCTAACGCTTTGTCGTAATCTCCGTACTCTGTGTACTTCATTGCGAGTTGCTTGAGTCCGTGAGACCCTTGTGTCTCGTCTAAAACGTAGTGCATAAGCATTGTGTCTGACACACTTGGAAACTTAAAATCAAAGTGATACTCAAGCATCTTTAGGTCGAACTTAGCGTTGTGGAATACTACTAGTCTACTGGAGAACAAAGCTTGCATAAGTCTTTCAGTGTCTTCTCCAATACACTCGGTAGATATGTAAACACCTTGTTTACTCTTATGTGAAATGCTAATGCCCAATACGTAACCGTCTCTCGGGTATAAAGCCGTTGTTTCCGTGTCACACGCAATAAATTTAACTGCATCATCCTCAAGTATCGATCTAAGATATTCATTTGCCCTTTCTTCATCTACTATCCCCTCAAAATCTCCCGTAACTGTCGGTGGTTTCTCCCCCGACACATAATTATGTAACTTTTCACAAGCTCTATCAAACAAAGGTTTTGCTTCAGGTTTGAAACTAAGCATTGCAGGGTTAATCATTGGTATAAATTTATCATCTACTAAATGACCCGCGAACTCTGTTACTGAACTAATTCCTCCAATGAACTTACTTGCTTCTGAGCCGATTAAAATAACATACTCATAAGAGTCTGAATCAAACTCTAAGTCCACATCCTTCTTTAGTAACTTCTTTACTTTTTTAGAGGATAAATGATAGTTATCAAATTCAAAGTTAAAATATCTACTGTAATTAACAGCACTTGGTGCTTTATCAACTATCGCTATCGTTGCCATATATACCCTCCTTTAAGTATTGGTATAAAGTAGGCATGTTTTCTACCTCTTTTAACCGTAGTCCTTTATTAAGTTGTAATTCGTTTATTATCTCTGTCGCTCTATCAGGTACTTGATCTCCGTAACTATCTAACCTTATACCATCTAATAATACATTGTGCGCAATATCTACTATATTGAACCCGGCTATAATATGCTCCCAGCTAAGTGTAGGGAATATCTCTCTAAGTTCTAGCTCCCAGTTCCCTGAGCCTATCTGACTTATAAAATCTAGTATAAAAGGCTCCACCTTAATATTATCACTTATATGCCTCCAGTAGGCAGTGTCCCCTCTTTTAGTATTTAAATAGTGTAGTAGTACAAACTGAAAGGCTTCATCAAATAGTTTCTTACTATACTTATTATACCTAGACCTAGTTAGGTCCGTATAGTGACAGTCATTACTTTTAAGTAGGTCAATAATCTGCTGCACAGAAGCACTAACAAATAGTAGGCCCGTAGACTCTAAAGGCTCTACGAACTGCGAGGATAGCCCTACTGCTACACAATTTTTTATCCAAGGAGTTTCCTGGTACCCAACTTTCATAGGTATATTTTTGAACGTCAAGGTGTCCACGAGCTCCTTAGAGTGGCTTAGTAATAGTAGGCTTTTAAACTCCTGTAGCGCCTCTTTTTCTGAAATAAATTTACTGCTGTATACGTATCCAGACCCTATTCTAGACCATAAAGGGATAGTCCATGCCCATCCAGAACTTAAAGCTTGGCAATCCGTGCCCCCATTTATCTGTTCCTCTTTATTTGTATAAGGAATTCTAGTTGCAAGCGCTGTATCATTAGGTAATACTTTGGTCATATCTTTAAAAGAGCCTCCCAAAGACTTCTCTAGTAGTAGAGACTTAAACCCCGAACAATCTATAAATAGATCCGCATACACAATTTTCCCCCCCTCTAAAACTATTTTTTCTATGCCTTTATCCCCTGTGATTACTTTGCTAATCGTACCTATAATATGGTTAATATAATTGCAGGTATGCTCCTTAGCAAAGTCTGCGAACTTAGATGCATCTAGATGAGACGCGTACCAAACTCTACCTTCTCTCTTTGAGAACTTTCGCTTATCTATCATGTGAGGGGCTGCGTAAAAGGTATCTGCGTAGTCGGTAGATCGAACGTTCTCTAGTATTGCTTTCTTAATGCCCCAGTTGTATATATTTTGTCCCTCTTCGGAGTCTGCCATGAAGGTGTGGTGTACTACATCCTCCGTGTCTAAAGTATTAAAGTTTCGGAATAATGCTCCAGACTTATAAATAGCATCAGAAGCAGGCATCCAATCCTCTTCCTTTAGTCCCAAGTAACTATTAATAAAGTGGTGTACACCTGGTTGAGTTGCCTCCCCTACTCCAATGGTCCCTATACTACTAGACTCTACTAATGTTACATCTACTTGTGGTAATTTTTTGTGCAGAGCTAGTGCCATGCTCCAGCCAGAGGTGCCTCCTCCTACTATACAAATTGATTTAACTTCCATATAAATTCTCCTTAATGTGTTTTATGTCCATTGCGGACAGGTCTCCAGGGTCTAAGCCATCTGGTAATTCTAGTCTAGTATCATCACTTATTATAAAGTCCTCTTCTAGTAATCTTTGTACTGTTAGTCCTGCTTTTCTACCTGCATCATCTTCATCAAACATAGTATAGATTGTATGAACTCCTTGTAGTTTCAGTGCCTTGAGCACTTCTAACTGAAGGTTATTCGCTCCAAGTACTGCCACTGCATTGTTCAACCCTTTATCTATTAGATTTAAAGCATCGAATATTCCCTCAACTAAAATTATACTTCCGTTAATAGGAGAGACAATCGAGGGGAATAGAGGTAGTTCAGCGCCAGAAGGTTTAATCATATACTTAGGATGAGCATTACTATCAGTGTACCTGCCAATAAAGGCACGTATCTTTCCTGTAATGTCTGGTAGAGGAAATACTATCCTACCATTGAAATCCTTATCTTGAGTAAACGCTCCGAACTCTGCTAAAGTTCTCTTATCTATGTCTCTGAAGTGTCTATTATACGGTACTGCTCCAGGAGGTAGTTTAAGCCCTGTAGAAGCAGCTTTAATACCCGCAATCTTATTCCTTAGTTTAGATACTTTGACATCTTGCCAGTTTTTATCTACATTAAAGAACTTAAATACATTTCCTTTAAAGCCACAACTAAAGCAGTGGAACGCCCCCTCCTGCTGGTCTATATGCATAGAGGGGTTATTATCCTCGTGCTCGGGGTTAAGGCAGCTTACTACGTAATCTTGTCCTTTAACCGTAAAAGGTATGTTATGTTTATCCAGTATCTCTGTTACTACCATGGCATATCACTCCCTTCTTTCTTAGGAGTCTTCTGTTTTTTGCCTATGTTTTTAACTGATACTGTTTCTCCATCATCACTCTGACCCGAAGGTTTCTGTTTAGTAGTAGGCCCTAATTTTAAAGTATCCCAGTTCATTGTACTAGTAAACTCTATATCAGGACCACTTCTAACCTTAGTGGAAGTAAATGTCATAGCACCGTCCTCTTTAGAGTGTGCGTCAATTAAAAAGGCACTATCCGGACTATCTAATAGTCCTTTAGCAAACCTAGTTCCACCGCCTTCATCAATCTGATAAGGGCTAACCATTGCCAAATCGTACTTCCTAGCAAACTCTTTCAGTTTTTTACTAGCAAAAATTTGACTTTGCCAGTCATATAAATCTTTACCTATGCCTGTTTCAATTTGGTTAACGTAGTCTACTACCACTAATGATAATCTGTCTCCGAACTGTGCTTTAGCTTTTTGCAGTTGAAGGTCAATACTCGTTAAAGATAGAGACCTATCATCTACAATGATTATTTGATTATCGGGCTTCAAAGCACACTCTGAGGTTAGTTTACGCTCGAATGATAAGGCATCTCTATTATCTAAGAAGTTATCATATATCTTTTCGCTTTCTAGGAACATACCTGCCCTAGTTTTAGCTAAGGCATTCATTTCCTGTGTATCTAAGTTATTCTTACGAATATTAGCATAAGATACTCCCGACAACATACTTGTAATACGTTGAAAGGTTTCCATTGCTGTCATTTCAATAGTAAAGTAAATAGAGGTATTGCCTATCTCATATTGATTAGCAACCATATTAGCACTTACTAAGGATTTGCCAGAACCTCTCTTACCTCCAAGCATTATTAACTCTTCTCGGTACGCGCCTCCGACTTTACTATCGAAGTCGTTGTTAATTCCTAAAGGTATACAGGTGTGTTCTTCTACACCTTCCTCTTGGAATAGTAATAAATCACTCATATTAGACACTGATTCGTCTGTATGAGTCTTTTCGTCTAGTTTTAATACTATACCGGATAGTCCTTCTTTTACTTCAAGACTATCCATTACAGTAATACGCCCCACATAGTCATCAAGTAACTTTAGTGATTCGTTTTGGGAGTATTGGTCAATTAAAGCGTCAATCGCTAAATCTAACTCAATATCTGGAACTTCAAGAAGTTGGATAGCAGCTAAGTCTTTTTGAGTTTTTATTTCTCTGGTTACAGTTTCTAACTCTTCAAAGGAAGGGATAGAGTTGTATTCTTGGTAGAACTTATTCATTGCTGTATACAAGGAGTTAAATGACTCCTCGAAGAAGTCCTTCTTAACTCTTGACCAACCGTCGAGACTCTGTTCCTCCATTAACATGTGTAGAACTACTGCCCCAATATCCATTATTTCGCCTTATGTTCGTTATCCTGTATAACTTCGTCTAGCTCTTTTTCTAGTCTACCTAGAATTCTAGACCTTAATTCTTTTAATTTGCTTGGGTATAATGCCCCCGAGTCAAATAAAATGTTTAATTGTTCATCAGTAATTATCTGTTGAATGGAGAAGTATATTCCATCCCAAGGATCTCTGGTACTAGGGAAAGCTTGAATATCAGTATACTCACCTAATAAGTCTTTTGCTCTTCTAATTGCCTCTGTTCCTGTAAAGCTATCCACGTCGTGGAATTTAGCTATCAATTTCATACGTTTTTCTCCGACAAAAAAGGGGTAGCAATATTGCTTGCTACCCCTATTCAACTTACTTGGTCAATTAAGCAGCTGCGTTCTTAGCCGCTTTCTTAGCGCCATCATGGTTAGCACATGTGATACCACGACGAGTTAACATAGTTTTTACACCACGTACAGTCTTGTCGATAGATTCAGCAATTTGCTCAACAGTCATAGCAGAGATATCACCTAATTCAGATAAAGCATCTACATTAGCTTTAGCACGTGACTCTTTTTGCTTAGGAATTGAAGTAATCTCACCAGAACGTAAGAAAGACAATGCTTTACCACGTACTGAGTTGATTGACTTACCTAATGCTTCAGCGATTTCTTCAACAAAAGCTTCTTTAGAAACTAAGTCTAAGAAAGTAGCTTCTTCAGAAGTAGAGTAAGTACGAGCAACTTCTACTTTCTCAGCTGGCTTAACATGCCCAGTTAATTCCATAGAAAGGATTTTACCTTGTACTTGCTTAGCAGTAAATGCACCGTCTTCGTACGCTGTAGCGATATCAGCGTAAGTGTACTCACCTGAATTTTCTGTAACGAATGAAGATAAAGCGTCTGCCTGCTCATCTGTAAATGCTTTTTTGTGTGCTGATGCAGCTAATTCAACATCATAGCCCATCTTACGTAGCTTAGAGCTAATAGAACGAGTAGTAGTGTCTAATTCAACAGCTGTTGAAGCTACTGTGTCTTGTGAAATTGTATCCATGTTCTCTACGATTGCTGTTAGGATACGTGTGCGGTCTTCTGTCCATTTTGGAGTTGTACTCATAATTTATTTTCCTTTAAAATATCTTTGATTGTTAAAATTGGAATACCTAAGCTATCTGCTTTAGTACTCTTACTTGATTTTCTTCCTTCCTCATCTACAAGATAATCAGTCTTTTTAGTGATAGAAGTTGTAACGGTAAATCCAAATGATTCTAAATAGGTCTTTGCGAGGTTTCTATTTTTGAAGTCATTTAATTTGCCTGTAATACAGACTGATTTACCGATACTTTTAGTAGTTTCTGCTTGTACTTCCGCCTCAAATGAGAAGGGTAAATACTCAAGGTTATCACAAAATTCATCATGGTACCAATTAAGTAAGTTTGTACAAGACTTTGGTCCTAGACCGGCTTCTAAACATTTCTCGTGGGTTATATCGCGTATGCTAGATATCTGTTTAGTTAGTTTTTTAGAAGCGGAAGAACCAATTAATGATATTGAGAAAGCAGGGAGTAACACTGTTAAATCAACCGATTTACTTAATTCAATCTGATTAAACAACTTGTCTCCTAACTTCTCTCCTATTTCATCAACTATCTCTTTTTTAGACATCGAATAGATGTCGGGTATAGATGTAAGAGGTAACTTTTCGATAGTCTTAGGGCCTAACCCTTTTATTTTTAGTGTCTTAGCAAAGTGTTCTAACTTCTTACTCGATTTAGCATCGCAATCGGGGTTGCGACAAAATAATTGGTCTTTTACTAATTCTAACTTCGACCCACAACTGGGACATTTGGTAGGTGGTTCTATTCTTATCATCTTATTCGTTTTCTCAATTTTCTATATAATATATTATACTTAACTTTCAACTAAAAGTCAAGAGTTAATTTTCTTGATGTCTCAACCGACCCTTCCGATTATGCAAGGGATTATCTTACCAGCTCGAATTACTTCAACTTGGCAACCTATTTCCAGGTTTAAACTTTCGATGTACGCCATGTTGTTCAACGTAGCTCTCGAAATTTTAGCATCATCAATAACTATCTCATCTAAGATAGCAACAGGGGTAACCTTTCCGGATTTTCCTGTTTGCCAAACTACATCAAGTAATGTAGTAACTACTCCAGCATCCCTAGTCTTTAAAGCATACGCTCCTCTAGGATGATGAGAAGTAAATCCTAAAGTATCAAACTCTGTATTAGAGTCTACTCTGAAAACTTTACCATCTTCGGGGAACATACTCCAATCCCCTTTAGTTACTACTTTAAACTTTAGGGACTCTAATAGATACATATCGTTAGAGTAGAACTCGGTGAAACAAGGCTGTACGTTATACGCAATGAAAGTAAGGTCTCTATTAAGAAACTCTTGGGTATCTTTCAAATTCAATGCACCCGCAGCATAGTTCCTAGCATTAGGAATTTCTTTAGGGGCTACTATTTCACCAGTGATTTGAAACTCACCTTTATTTTGAATGTAGTAAGGTACTATAGTATTGTATATGAACTTATCTGTAACATCTACTCCAGCTTCTCCATCCCCTCTTGTAACTACTTTGAATACTTTACCACCTTTATACTGAACTGCAATAGCTGCCCCATCTAATTTAGGGGTTTCAATTACTTTACTTTTATATTCTGGGGCAGTATCTTCACCTGCAAATACTTTCTGCAGTGAGTACAATGGAAACAGATGCTTTCGTTTAGCGTCAGGGTTATAGCCAACAGGCTCATACCCTTCTCGCTCTGCTAATCTGTCAAACTCTTCGTCAGACAACAAAGGCTTACCTTCATAGTAAGCCTTTGATGCCTTATCCAATAAATCTTTATTGTTCATATAAGTCCTTTATAAGTCCTTTAAAATGAGCTTCTATAGACCCCTTACTTTCTGCTAAACTTAGTATTTCTACTAATGCTTCAAATAAGTTAGATAAGCTATTGAGCTCAAAAGGGATACATGCACCTTCTTTAGTTGGCATATATATTCCTTCAAAGTCTAAATAGTATTTTCTAAGGTGAAGGTACTCAACGTCTCTAAATTTAGAAACAACAAGCCTCCACTGTATCTCTTTATTCTCTTGTTCTAGTATAATTCTCTCATAAATATCATCTTCTGCGTCTGTCATTCGTTATCCTAATCTTAGTACTGTCTCCGATTTCTCAGTATAGTACCAAGAGGTTGGATATTAGTTACAGACTCTATGTTTAGTTGCCTGAAGGAATCTGTGTCCCAACAGAACATTAACATATGTCCGTCTTTTATATTTATGTTTTTCTTATTCTTTTCTTTGATGTAGGCACAAGAGTCAAACTCTAAAGTACACACGTTGTATTTTAACTTTTTGGATACGGGACTTCTATAAGTTATTATAGCATCCCCCGCTATATCCATTTTAGTTAGGAAAAGATCCTTGACCATGTAATTTTACTCCTAGGTTTTGTAAATGTTCCAGTTTGCCTAGTTCGTACCATGGTTGAGCAGCGTATCGTTGATTCTTACCCAGTGTCCAAATACGATAAACATTACCGTGTTCTTCTTGGGTTTGAACTAACTTGTCAACTCTAGCCGTAGTATTATACCGGGCAGACCACACTAATTCACCTGGTTTAAAGTCCTCAGAGAGGACTTCATCGGGGAGTAACTCTGGTGAAAAGTAATCACTAGAAGTAGAACGAACGGGGACGTTATACCTCTTAATGATTCCTTTTATAAAACTACTAGAACGATACATAAACTTAGCAATCTCCGAAATCGAATCACCGTTCAGATACTCTTCAATAGCTCTTACTATTTCGTTATCTGTAGCGGACTTACCTCGATTTTTAGCTCGGAGTCTTGCTTCAGTTGCTGCACGCTCTTTGTAGCCAGCAATAATATTACCAAGTCGAGCAGTGTTATAAGATATTCTAAGAATACCACACGCCTCTTTCTTGGTAATTGGTTTATTACTTTCTAATAGCTCAGTTACATACTTTACGTTATTATCATCAAGTTTCTCACTGTCTTTAACTTTAACTCTTCTAGCCATGTAACCTCCCTATTAGAAAATAATAAAGGGCTGAATTAACAGCCCTATTAATTAACCCTTGTTAATAGCGTTAATTACGTCAGCAACATACTTTGCTGCTTTACCCGACAATTTGCTAATGATATCTGCATCTGCATCTTGGCCGGCATCTGTAATAGCAGCAGTCATTTCATCTTGACAGTCTTGCTTAGATACACGCTTACTAGCTGTACCTCCAGCAGCAGACTTACTTGCCGCAACTTTCTTAATATAAACTCCTGCTTTAGATAGAATCATTCGTACACCATTTGGTGACTCCTCTAATTCATCTGCTAAGTCTTTTACAATCTCCATTGAGTTCTCTGGAGTTGGTTCTGCATTCTCGTACATTGATACTGCTAATGCTTTCTTTTCGTCATCCCATGCCATCTTATTTGTTCCTATATATTGTTAAATTAAATTTATCTTACTTAATCTTTCGATTTTGTAATGTATATTATACTTTGATTTTGACAGATTGTCAAGAAGTTTTTAACTAATCCTCAGAAGTAGTTTCTGACTCTTGTTCCTTATTGATAGCATACTCTAATGTAGCTATGATCTGCTTTAATCCAGTAATATTATTTGTAATGCTTTCTTGTTGCTCGTATAAATGCGACAGCTGAGCTCGCTGTTGTAGTAAATCATCGCTTAATGTTGCCATTCTAGTTCCTTTAATTTAGAGTTTAAAAAGCCCCATTTGAGGTGGGGCCAGTTCCTTTTGACCTGCTAAACGATAAGGGACATTTTGTCCTTGTTAAAGTTTCTAAAGCAGGAACCAAATCCATTATCACGTAACCACTTTGTTCTATGTGAGAAAGCCGTATCAATATCCTTTTGTAACTTAGCTAAACTAGCTTCAAGTTTTTCTCGCTCAGCGGGGTCAACTTTAGTGATGTCTAACGTGAAATAGTTATTACTGGGTTCTGATAGCACGATTGCTTCTCTAGTTGTAAGGTTTTCTGGTGTTTTGCGGTATTGGAAGTGTATATTTTTCATCTTATGCGTTTCTCCGTTAATTTTTCAATTTTCTAATATTATATTATACTTAAATTTTGATAAAATGTCAAGTATTATTTTTTTAATGCTAGTACGTGGTATTTTATTTGTTTATTATTCTGGCTTGTCTATGCGGGTTGGAAAATGTTGGTCATATCCGCGAATTACTGATAATTTCTTTATACTAGCATCCTTCTGTTTCAGTTCTAGGTATAGCTCTAGTAGTGATTTACCACTACTGATCATTTCTTCATATACTTCTGCGTTTTGTTTAGCTCTTAGGCTCATTATCAAATTCCCTTAATAGCTCATCGCACATAATAGTAATTGATTCGGATAGTGCGAAATTATCCATGTCGTCCCCTTTATGTCTTTGTTGTAGTTGTTCGCTCAACATCTTTATTCCTTTTAACTTTGTCGCGCATTGTTCGTCTGTATGCATCTTCAT